AGATCCATCGTTACGCTATCCCCATAAAAGGAATATGTCCAGTTCCCATTAAATCGCACATTGTTTCATAAGTACTTTTGTCTATATCTACTAATTTATCTTCGTCTTTATAAAATTGTCTAGTGTATTGTTCTTCATTCATTTCTTGAGCCATAAAATCAATTATTATGTTTAATTTTTCGTGCATATTGATTACATTTTTAAGAAGTATTTCTATTAGGTCTTTTTCTGACTTTTTCATTATTTTTTCCTTAAATTTCTTTTAATTAATTTACTCAATTTATTCTTAACTGTGTCAATTAATTTATCTTTTTCTGATTCACTAGCTCTAATAGAAATAAATTCCCTTTTTGGTAATCTGTCTGAACCTCGTCTATGATACCTTCCGTGATTAGCAAATGTTATACCTTTTCCAGTTGCTCTTATACTATCTACCAATCTTCCTGTATCTAAAAGAGTTGTAGTTCCAATACGACCAGCTTTTCTTCTTTTTTCTAATGTTGCAGCAGTTACAGGAGGTTTAACTTTATCTGATTCTATAAAATCTTTAGATGATTTTACAAGCTCATCAAGAAATAACTTATAAACGCTTCCTGTTCCCTTTCTTTCTAATTGTTTAATTAATTTATTGAAATATAAATAAATATTAAGCTTGACTTTCATTTTCTTCTTGCTCCTGTGGTTCTAATGCTTCAACAGGTTTTTTTTCTGTTTTTACATCTAAAGATTCTTGATTCTCCCTTAATTTAGCATTTGCTTCTTCCAAAGTCAAGTCTTTATTATATTCTACCATTAATTCGGCTTTATTTACAAGTCCTAAGTTTAATCTGTGATTATCAAGAGCTATTTGGTCTGGTACCGTCATTGGATACTCAGGTTCGTTAAAATCAAGTTTTAAACCTTCAGGCATAGAAATATTAAAAGTACTTGCTATTTTCCTCTCAATTTGGTAAATTTCGTGCTCGTATTGTGTCCATAAAGCCAAATCATCCTGATAATCTTCAAAACTTTCTAAATCTTTAATTTTTAACGCTATTCCACTTGGTGTTTCGCCACCATCTTGAGCAAATTGTACAGATAAATGGTTATTTTGTGCTACAAGCTCCATTTGAAACTTAACATTCTCAATAACCTTTTCAATATCACCTGAAGGTGATTTAATGTCATATTGAGCATCAGAAGGAAGTTCTAATATAACATCTGAGCCAAATCTTTGTCTGTTTCCTAAATCTGCACCAGAAACAACAGGTTGTCCAAACATTTGAAACCTTAAACCAAGTTGCATCTCTGTCATTGTTATATTTATATGTTCATTGGCGTTCATTATATCATTTGCTCCTTCAACATAAAAAGAATCACATTGATGCTCTCTGTGGGTAAAAGCAAAAGGCAAAATTCCGTAATTGTGATTTTTTCTTTCTAAAATTTCACCACTTTCATCAAAAATAACATACTCTATATCATTCCAATGTATATATTGCAATTTATCTGCATTTGAAGTATCTTCTGTATAATTCATTAAAGGATAAGAGATAGATATAGGTTTAAATGGGTCCTCTCCAAAGAAAGGGTGAAAGTAATAAATAGGTTGATAATCAAAGTGAGGCATTTCATCATCAATAAACATTATTCTTACAGCTATACTTCCAACTAATCTTGTCATTCTTTCAATATGCTTCATTTTAGCATCTTTTAAAACAGAGATATTATCATATTTTTTATTAACATTTCTATCAGCACCTATAGTATAAACACGAGACATTTTATTTATAAATTTTTTCGTTATATTTGCTTCATAAGGAGGAACTTCTCTAAATGCTTCTAAATCAAATCTTGAAGCTATATAATTTGATGTATTATTTCCATTGTAATAATCTAACAACTTATTTACATACCTTTCTCTCCTGTGTTGATTATAAACTTTTAAGTTTTTTAAACTTTCTTCTATAACGTCTGTTTCATTGTATATCATCGTTTCCTCACTTTTATCTCTCTGTTTTTAATTGGAAAATGGTTAATAAAAAAATATCTTAATTGGTCACATCCGTGGTCGTGGTAACCGTCTTTTAATGGCTCTTGCTTTAAAGGTTTGTTGTCTTGAGCTTCAGGATACCTGTAACTTTCTAAATCTTCTGCCATACCTATGCAATTATTGTTTAAATGAAGGTATCTTTCTCCGTTAGCGTTTTCTATAAAACTTCTAACGTGATTAACACCTGCTGTTATACTTCTTGAGGCTTTATCTGTTATTGTTCTAACATCTATACCTTTTTTTCTAAAAATTTCTATATCTCCTACCCCTGATTGACCTTGTGCCTGTAATCCTGCTGGGTCACCGTAATACCTCATCACATTATAAGGTTTGTTTTTAATCATAGTTGCAAGTTCATCTGTTTTTATATTTGTTTGATGTATTATTTCATCAATCATATTTATATGCCATTCTCCATTGACCCTATGCGTTTGATACCATCCCACAGAAGGCATCCTGTACCCAAAATCAATACTGCAAAAAGTAGGAAGATGGGGATTGTGAGGGTAATAACCAACATCAATATTTCTATCAAAAGGATAAACCCTGCCTTCAAACGAAGTAAATTGTGCTCCATACTCTTGGTCAAAAAGCTCTTTAGACATATTACGTTTTCTCTCAACGAGAAATTTGTCATCTGCACCTGAAGGGAAAGCGAAATTATTATCCCAAGACGGTGCTTGATGCGATTCCCATAATTCATCACTTTTTCCAAGCAGGTATAAATCATATAACCAATTAAACCCTTCTGGCGTTGAAATAAAAATTGCCTTACCTTTTCTATCAGATAGAGTGGGAGATAAATACATATCCCAAATTCTTGGTCTTACTTTAGCTGCCTCATCTATTATCAGTAAGTCTAATCCTTCACCAACAAGTGAATCAGGATTATCTGCTGATTTAGCTTCTACAGTTGTTCCCCATTTGAATTTGATATATCTTTCTTTCTCTGAAGCCTTGATAATATCATTCTGATGTCCTTTTACCATCTTTTCCCAGATTTCCCTGAACATCAAGTCGGCTTTATCATACGAAAGACCTACTAACCAAATACGCTGATTCGGCTGGGAGGCGTAGAATGTCGCTTCCATAGCCGATGCAGTAGTCTTCCCGAAACGCCTCCCACAAATCATTACAAAAAACCTTGCAGATTCTTTAGTAGGAAAGTGCAATTTACTTTGCCCATCGTGGGGTTTGTAGCCTAAATAATCAAACCATTTTTTTTTATAATTATTTAAATGTTGCATTTTTCTACCAATCTAATTTAAGTTACAATGTATGACAAACGCAAGATATTGTATTTTGCAATAATAAATATACAAGATAGGAGACAGTATGTCCGAAGAAAATCAAGTATCAAATGAAGCAGTTGTGGATAATGGTGCAGAGAATGTTACTCAGGAAAATGCTCAGTCTGAGTACATAGCAGAAAGCAAAAAGTACAGAAAAAGAGCTCAAGACGCTGAAAGTAAGTTAGCTGATTTAGAAAAACAGTTAGAAACTCAACAAAATCAAAAACTTAAAGAGAAAGAGGAATATAAAACTTTAGCTGAGAAATACGAAGCTCAAGTTAATGAACTCAATCCTTATAAGGAAAAATATGAAGGTTTAGTTGAACAAAGAAAAGCTGTTTTATTAGAACAATTACCTGAAGATAAGCGTGAAACTTTTAAAAACAAAGAATTAGACGTATTAGAATTTATGGTATCTGAAATTAGTTCTCAAAAAACTTCAGAACCTCAGGTTAGGGGAACTGTAAAAAGTAAAGAACCTAATTATGTTAATATGACGGCTGAGGAAAGAAGAAATAACTGGACAAATATTATAAAATCTCATACTCAAAAATAAACCCTACTTGAAGGCTTCGGCAGTTGATAGAGGGTTAGAATTGGAGAAATAAATGGCTTTAACAGACCCTTTAGGCTCTAATATACTTATTGGTGGTGTTGATGGTAGTGCTACGCTTCGTGGTCACGCAACAAATGACGCTATCGGTGACCAGTTTGTTCCTGAAATTTGGGGACAAGCAGTATTAGATTCCTTTAATAAAAACACAGTCTTATCCAAACTTGGAACAGACTTATCTGCGTTAGCAGCAGGTGGTGGAGATAAAATTAATCTACCTCACGTTGGTACGCCTATTGTACAAGCAGTAACTCAAAACTCAGAAGTTATTAGTTTAGATGTATCAGGTAGTGATACTGCAACTTCTACAAGTTTATCTATAGACCAGCATCACGTTGCTCCTGTATGGATTCCTGATGCAGTAAAAGCACAGGCTTCTTATGATTTGTTTTCTTTATATGCAGGTCAAATGGGGTATGCTATAGCAAGAGCTGTAGATAACTATGTCGCTTATTCTATTGTAACCAACTTAACAACTGCTTTAGGTAGTGGAGATGGTATTTCTAGTACTACAGCAGCAGTTGAAGTAGGAGAAACTCTTACTGACGCAAACTTAGCTTCATTGTTAGGTTTAATTGTTGGTGAAACTGGAGATACAAATGGATGGACATTAGTTCTTTCTCCTGTTACTTATGGTGCTTTAGCTGGTATTGGCGAAGCGTTTGCTCAAGGAACACAAGCTCCATTAGGTGCTGATTTTGCTAAAACAGGTCAAGTTGGAACATTAATGGGTATGCCTGTTGTTATGTCTAACAACGCATATCTTGATGTAGCTTCTGTTTCTGCAAATACTGAAACAGGAAGTCAGGCTTGGACAGGTTTTGATACTGGCTCAGGTGGTGGTGATACAGCAGATGATGACCATTTAATGGGATTTGCTATTCACGAATCAGCATTATATACTGCTATTCAATCAGAGGGCGTTAAACGTTCTTATCAACATACATATATGCAAGACTTAGTGTCTTATGACGCATTATATGGATGTGTAGTTAGAAATGCAGATTCTGCTGGTGACAGAAGAATAATCGCATTATACGATAGTTTAGACTAAAGTATAATCTAAAATAATAAAAGGGAGGCGTAAAAACCTCCCTTTTTGAAAAAGGAAAATTATGGCTAAAAAAACTTATATATATAAAGGTAAGCGTTCTGTTAAGCACGGCATTACAAAAGATTTTGATTCTAAAATGTTAGATGAAGCAAAAATTAAAAGATTACAAGATAAAGGTTGGGAAGAAGTAAAACCTAAGCCTAAACCTAAGCCTAAACCTAAAACAAAAAAAAATAATGCTTAAAATATCAAATGGTAAGGGTGATTCATACAGGATTCCTGTTACTGATAAGAAATATAAAAAGAATTATGACAAAATCTTTAAGAAAGGAAAAAATGAGTTTAAAAGAAAGCATTAAGCAGCACGAAGGATATGTAGGTGTAGTCTATAAAGATTCTTTAGGGATTGATACTATAGGTTACGGATTTGCAATAAAAGATTTAGAATTAGACGAAGATATATGTGACATTATTCTTGAAAGAAAACTTAAAAACTTACACGATATAATTAAAATTAAGTTTAGTTGGTATAAGTATATGCCACCTGAAATTCAAGATGTTGTTATGGAAATGTGTTATCAATTAGGTGTAGGAGGGTTTTCTAAATTTAAGAAAACAATATCCTATTTACAAAACAAGCAGTTTCACGATGCTTCACAAGAAATGCTTGATAGCCTTTGGGCAAAACAAACGCCTAATAGAGCAAAAGAATTAAGTAATAGAGTAAAAGAGGTGGAAGTTGGACATTGAAAGTTTAAAAGCTGGTGGGCTTGGGTTAAGTGGTTATATAGTTCAATGGATAGATTTTTTTAGTCCAGTAATTGAATTAGGCTATATGGTTGTTCTTATTGCTTATTTTTTATATCAAATTAAAAAAATAAAAAGTGAGATTAAGTAGTGAGTAAAGGCGTAGTTAAAAGAGTAATAGTAACGCCTGATAAACATTTTCCTTTACACGACCAACCTTCTATAAACGTATTAAAAAAGACTATTGAAATAGTCAAACCTGACGCTTATGTTGATTTAGGTGACGTTGGAGAATGGTCGGCTTTTAGTGCTTGGAAATATAAACGTAAAAAAGCACCCCCTCTTGAGTTCTTAATAGAAGATTTTGATAAAGACGTAAAC